CCTTACTTCTTATATCGACATTATACCAAAGATTCTTGAGTTGTCAAGTACTGAACAAATGTTTTTTTTGATATTTTCTTTCTGCGAAAATCTTTCGTGTTTGGTATGTGGCTTGCTAGAGCAAGAATCGTGCCAAATCGTTTGGCATGGAATATGCCTTGATTGGTGACGTAAGTTGTTGATACATAAGGACTTACGACTCGCCCGCCCCCCCTACCCGGTATTTTCTGTTCAAATAGGTAAGGTGGGCAAAAGAGCGAAAAAGCCGGGGTGGTCCAAACACAACAACCCAAAATATCTAATATGTCTTACCCAATCCATCCTGACAGCCCCAAATAGAACCCACTTACACGGCAGCATGTGTATAGCAACATATATGACCCCATAATATCTTAGAACCAAGGAGAATTTATTATGTCACAGAAAAATAACCCCAAGAAGGTCGGCACCTATTTTAGCACAAAGAGCATAGCCAAGCTCGATGAGGAAATCAAAAAGATCCTAGAAGAAGAACATCCCGACAAGGATGTAGAGGGCTTCTTTAATGATGGCCGCGAGTTTGCTGGCTATTCGCCCCCACATACTATCAATGGGGTGCCCTATGATAAATTATTAGAGCAGAAAAGAAAAATACAAAATGAAAATTCCTAACAGTATGACCGAAAGTGAAGTTTCTGAAACTATATCTAAAGTGGCCCGCCGCTTGGCCCCAAAGTTCACATTCGGCCCCTATGATGTTGAGGATATCTTCCAAGAGGCTTTCATCATTGGTATAGAGGGCCTCGATAAATACGATGAAGCCCGGCCCCTCTCAAACTTCATGTTTACCCACATATCCAACCGCCTCAAGAACTTCAAGCGGGACAACTACTATCGCCTAGACATTGGGGCCGCACATAACATCCAAACCCGCAAGAAAAATATTAATGAGGCCCTCGACATTAATTCGATCCACTCAATCTGTACGGCCGACACAACCACCAACGACGCCCACATAACAGAAATACTGGCGATCATAGACGAAAAGCTTCCGGCGGAATACAGGCGGGACTACTTAAAACTCAAGGCTAATTCTCCTATGCCAAAAAGCCGCAAGGCCCTTATACTCAAAATACTTAAGGAGATTTTAGAATAATGAAAAAGGGGCGATTTACAGTTGAGGAGCGGGCCTTTATCGAGGCAAACGCCGAGGCGTTAACGCCCTCCAAAATAGCAGAAAAACTAGACCGTGACGTAGTGTCGATCACAAATTGGATAAAAGACCATGTTGGTTTTTCTCCTGCCCAAAAAGCTGAAGTCTCTGTTGCGAATGAACTTAAGGGCAAACCTTACTACGCTGAACTTCGGGCCCAGTTCAGTGATGAAGAATTACAACTTTTTGAGTTTCATTTCAAGAAGATGTGGTCCCAGTTCAAGGACGATGTATTCCATACAGAAGAAATGCAAATAATCGACACAATCAAGCTCGAAATCCTCATGAACCGAATTCTCCGCAGCCAACAACAGAACCAAGAAGAAATCACCACTATCGAGCGGCTAGTCCGCGAGGAGAAGGCGAGAGACAAGGACCAAAGAGACATGGACCTAATTATAAACCTTGAACGACAGGTGGCTATGCTGCGAGCTTCACAGGAAACATTGTCGAAAGACTACAAAGACCTCCAATCTCGCAAGGCGACAATGCTTAAGGATCTAAAAGGAACAAGAGAGCAACGAGTAAAAGCAATTGAGGATTCTAAGCTCACTTTCGCCTCGCTCGTTAAGAAGATTGCGACAGACCCGACATACCGTACAAAAATCGGTATCGAAATGGAGAAAATGAGGTTAGCCGTAGAACAAGAAAAACGCCGTCTCGCAGAGTATACGCAATACGGAGACGGTCAAGTTGATCAACCATTTCTAACACCGGACACAGTTATATGACTAAAAAGGCACTCATATTTGGTATAACGGGGCAAGACGGCTCTTATCTCGCAGAACTACTACTCAGTAAAGGCTACTCTGTTACGGGCGTTACGCGAAGAGTCTCCGTAGACACCACACAAAGGATATCTCATCTACTGCCAAAAATAAATATTGTAGAGGGAGATATTACTGACCAGTTTTCAATAATGAACTCAATTCATTCAACTAAGCCGGATGAAATATATAACCTTGCTGCTCAATCTCATGTGGCTACATCTTTCTTACAGCCCTCTCTTACTTTTCTATCGACCGCTAATGGATGTATGAATATTTTAGAGTCCATTAGGTCTTTAGATTTGTGCGATAGTGTTAAATTCTATCAGGCTTCATCTAGCGAAATGTTTGGGCGAAATTATCTGGTCGATAAAAATGGTGATAAATACCAAGATGAAAACACGCCGTTTATGCCACAGAGCCCATATGCTATAGCTAAAGTTGCGGCCCATAATCTTGTTGATAACTATAGGAGGTCATATGGTATATTTGGTTGTTGCGGTATTTTATTTAATCACGAGAGCGAGCGCAGGGGCGATAAGTTCGTCACTAGAAAAATCACACAATGGATAGCGAAGTGGCACACTTCAAAAAATAAAAACATACCACAGTTAAGACTCGGAAATTTAGACGCTATTCGTGATTGGGGCCATGCTGAAGATTACGTAAAAGCTATGTGGTTAATGCTGCAACAAGATGAGCCGGGCGATTATGTTGTTTCAACAGAAAAAACCCACTCAGTTAGGGATTTTCTTGATTCGGCTTTTTCTTATGTCGGTGTTGACGATTGGTCTGATCTGGTTGTTATTGATCCAAAGTTCTATAGACCATCGGAAGTCGATTATCTTAATGGCAGATGCACAAAAGCAAAAAATAAATTAGGGTGGCGGGCCGATATAAGTTTTGATGAATTAGTACACAGAATGCTGGAGCATGACATAAATGAAGAGAAATTACGCAGATCCGGCCTACAAAAAATTCAGGACTGAAGTCCTAAAGAGAGATGGGTTTTGTTGTCAGATGTGTAAATCTAAGAAGAGGCTTAATGTTCACCATATTATTAAATGGTCTTCAGCGGCCTCCCTAAGATACGATACATCAAACGGGATAACCCTATGTTATTCTTGCCATAAAAGTATTAGTGGTAGTGAGTCGGTATATATAAGTTATTTTAATGAAATAGTTAGGAGAAATTCAAAATGACAGATTATGATTACGAACCAGAACCATACAACCCACCAGTTGTGGAATCGTTTGAAGATAAAGTTGCTGGTGTTTTAAGTTCTGGAGAAGCTGTTTCTGTTGCCGTCAGTGCTTATGAATTTAATGTGGCGTATGATAAGTTTAAGCCACAAAGAAAAGAGGGCCTTTTAAGAATGCAATACGATTCGGCTTCTGGAATCGCAAAGGTTACCAAGGTTGACCCCTAAGTATAAAGTAATAAAAGACACTAGGGAACAAAACGGTTGGTTTTTTTCTGAATATGATAAGTGTCTAGGGATGCAAGTTAAAACCCTTCATACTGGAGATTACACCATAGAGGGGTTTGAGGATATTGTATGCGTTGAAAGAAAGGGCTGTGTTTCTGAAATAGCTATGAATTTGGGCAAAAAGAAAAATGCCTTTCAAGCGGAAATGCAGAGAATGAAGGATTATGAGTTTTCGTTTTTGATTTGCGAGTTCGATATGGACGATATATTGAAATACCCAGAGGGATCTAGTGTGCCTAAGTCTTTGCGAGATAAAGTTAAAGTTACCGGGAAGTATATACTCAAGTGCCTCATGGAGTTTCAAGTATATTATGACACTAAGATTATGTTATGCGGCAATAAAAATAATGCTTTCTTGGTTTGTAATAGCCTTTTCAAAAGGCTTAATGAAGCGTTTCATGAAAAATAAACAAGAGGAAGATAATATGATTTTACCTACAGAAGTATGGGTCATGGGTCACAAATGGGATATACATAGGGCTGATAAAAGTTGGTTTGATGATCATGGAACTTGGGGTGATTGTTGCTCGCAGCAAAGAAAAATAAGAATTTATCTTGGCGGTGGTGGATCTATAGCCAGAGACACGCTTCTTCATGAGATATTACATGCTTGTTGGCATATATTGAATTTTGAAAACAAGGAAGAAGAAGAGAACGTGGTTTCATCTTTGTCTTCTGTTTTGATTGGGGTTATTGATGACCCAAGAAATGAGCCCGTCGTTAAGTTTATACTAGGTGGTAAATGATAAATAATCAGCAGATTATTGATGATGCTTGGCTTGGCATATCTGTAGATGAATCTCAGCTTTTTAATCCTATGGATTTTGTGGTGGGCGACGAGGATAAAGAGCATCTAATCGAGAGAATAGCTTGGCTAATGATGAGGCCAGAATATTTTTCATTTGCATGTAAACATATAATGAATATTGAGCTTTCGCCCTTTCAGGCATTGATATTGGCAGAGGTTTGGAATAGAAAATTCCCAATGCTTATAGGTAGTCGTGGTCTTGGCAAGCTTTTAAGACCGAATGAAAAGATTAGAGTCAAAAACGGCTGGAAGACTATGGAGAATATAGTCGTTGGCGATAAAGTATATGGGTCTGATGGAAAATTATGCAATGTTATTCATAAGACGGACCTACAAAAAAATGTTAAAATGTATAAGATTACATTAAGGGATGGAAGAACAATAGACTGCTGTGAAGACCACATGTGGAAGGTTTGGAGCAAAAATAAAAATAGGGGCGAAGAAGTTGTTTGGTCTGAATTAAAAACAAAAGATATGGCCCAAAACTTTTTTTGGGTTAGAAAGGACAGCAAATCTAAAGTACCAAAATTAACAAAAGAATATAGATATGCCCTTCCAGTAAACATGCCGCTAGTAGACGAAGAAGAATCAGATTTGCCGATTCATCCATACGTTGTAGGTGTCTTGTTGGGTGATGGCACATTAACTGGCAAGCAAATAGTATTAACTTCTCTTGATCAAGATTTAATTGAAAGATTTGAATCTTTTCTCCCAGAAGGCTACAAATTATCTCAATCATCTGAAGGAAAAGATTATAGGATCATTAGGAAGTCAAAAGATATACCGGCTTTCCATCATCTATGTAAAGAAGCTGGAATATGGGGCCACAATTCACACACGAAGTTTATTCCAGAAAAATACAGATTTTCATCTTATGCTCAAAAGTTAGAGCTAATTAAAGGCTTGATGGATACTGATGGGTATTCTTCTAAGTCTACAATAGAGTACTATACTGTTTCTGATGCTCTTTGTTCGGATTTTATTGAAGTGTTAAGATCTCTTGGTATTTCTTGTCGCAGAGCAATAAAACAGTCATGGTTTAACAAAAAACGATATGCTGATTGTCATAGGGTCAGAGTCTATACAGATAAGCCCGTATTCTCAATAGAGAGAAAGCTATCATATCTTTCGCATGTAAAGTCTAAAGCGGGGCAATCTAAATACGAAAAGGTTTTTATTACCAATATAGAGCAAATAGAAAATGGGGATGGTTACTGTATACAGGTTGATAGTCCAGATAAAACATATATAACAAAAGATTATATTGTGACCCATAACTCTTTTCTTCTTTCTGTCTATGCTCTTCTACGTGCTCTTTTTATGCCTCGCAGAAAAATTATTATTGTTGGTGCCGCGTTCAGACAATCAAAAGTAATATTTGAGTATATGGATACAATTTTGAAGAATGCTCCAGTGCTTAGGGATTTATGCGGAAACAATAGTGGCCCAAGAAGAGATGTTGATAGATGTGTTATGTATATTAATGATAGCATCATAACCGCTTTACCATTGGGAGATGGGCAAAAAATCAGAGGCCAGAGAGCCCATGATATTATTAGCGATGAGTTCGCTTCTATACCTAGAGACATCTTTGAAAATGTTGTCGCTGGTTTTGCTGCCGTTTCCTCTTCTCCTATAGAAAAAGTAAAACAAAAGGCTAGAGATAAAAAAGCAAAAGAGCTTGGTATTAATTTATCTGAAAACCTTTCAGAAGAAATAGAAAAGTCAAACCAAATCGTTCTTTCTGGCACTGCTTATTATGACTTTAACCACTTTGCTGATTACTGGAAAAGATATAAAGCAATAATAAATAGTAAGGGCGACCCAAATTTATTAAAAGAAGTTTTCGGTGAAGAGCCATCCCCAAGCTTTGATTGGAGAGAGTATTCGATAATTAGAATACCAGTAGATAAATTGCCAGAAGGGTTTATGGATGAGGGTCAAATATCAAGGGCTAAGGCTACGATTCATTCTGGAATATACAATATGGAATATTCTGCATGTTTCACCACTGATAGTCAGGGCTTTTTTAAACGAAGCTTACTTGAAGCATGTACATGTTCTCAGCTTAAGCCCGTAAAGCTTCCGTCTGGAGATGTTCATTTTGGTGCGATGCTGAGAGGTGACCCAAAAAAGAAATACATATTTGGCGTTGACCCAGCTTCCGAAGTTGATAATTTTAGTATAGTTGTGATAGAACTAAATGAGGATCACAGAAGAATAGTTCATAGCTGGACAACAACAAGACAGCAGCATAAAAACCAAGTTAAATCAAAGATTGTTGATGAAGATGATTTCTATTCTTATTGCGCAAAAAAAATAAGATCATTAATGCGCGTATTTCCTTGTGTTGAAATCGCTATTGATACTCAAGGCGGCGGCATAGCGGTTATAGAAGCTCTACACGATAAAGATAAAATGGAAAGGGACGAGGTGGCTTTGTGGCCAATAATAGATGAAGATAAACCAAAAGATACTGACGATAATAATGGGCTACATATATTGAGGCTATGTCAATTCGCAAAGGCTGATTGGCTTGCAGAAGCTAATCATGGTATGAGAAAAGACTTTGAGGACAAGGTTCTTTTGTTTCCATTTTTCGATTCTGCTAGCATAGGTGTTTCTATAGAGGAAGACAAAGCCGCTAAGAGAGTGTATGACACACTAGAAGACTGTGTTATGGAGATAGAAGAATTAAAAGATGAACTATCTATGATTGTCATGACACAAACTGGAACGGGAAGAGAAAGATGGGATACGCCAGAAATAAAGGTTGGGACCGGGAAAAAGTCCAGACTAAGAAAGGATAGATATTCTTCTTTGCTTATGGCCAACATGTCTGCAAGATCTTTTGTGGTTAATAAAAATATTGTAGAGTACGGCACAATAGGTGGTTTTGCTAGGAGTGATAATAATAGCAGATTCAAAAATGAGAAGCTTTTCTATGGTCCGAATTGGTTTACAGAAAAGATGCAAGATGTATACTGATTTGTGTATGTAATATTACAATGCTATTGCCAATTCTATTAACTGGAGATCAATACTAATGACAAAAGAACCCATCTATAGAACGTGGGACAACGAATCTCAAAAACAGGACGCATACAATCAGACCTTTGATAACATAGAGGCTTATGCTGGGATACAAAAGGCCGAAGCTTACGCCAGAAGAACCAGTTATATAGATATTGAGCCAAATAGGACGGTAAGAACTGGATTCTTAAGAGAGGACTATGATAATTTCAGGCCGGGAGAGCACGTATCTAGCCATCAGAAGCGTATTATCAAAATGTGTATGCAGGCATATGATAAAGTTGGCATAGTTAGAAACGTTATAGACCTTATGAGTGATTTTGCCGCACAGGGCCTAACTATTGTTCACCCAAATAAAAATGTAGAAAAATTTTATCGCAAATGGTTCGTGCAAATTGGAGGAATAGATAGATCAGAAAGGTTTTTAAATTATCTCTATAGATGTGGTAATGTTGTAGTTAAAAGGCGAACCGCTAAACTCAACAAGAAAAAAGAACAAGAGATAATCAAGTCTAGTGGGGCAGACGTAAAAATAGAAGATATTAATGTAAAAAGAAGAGAGATACCTTGGGTTTATGATTTTCTCAACCCCGTAGCTGTTGATGTTGT